GGGGCAGCAAGTCCGCCGGGTCGATGGCCAAGTCGAAGACATCCTCGTTCGTGTACTCGACGTCGTACAGGATGCTGCCGCTGAGCAGGTTGACGGAGATCGTCGTGACTTGGTTGGGGTTGTAGATGTCCAGAGGCCACCAGTCCGTATCGGTGGCTCCGTCATAATCCAACGTAATCTCAATGGGACGCATGCCGCTACCTCGTGGACTGCTGGACGACGGTTACACGCAACTGGCCCGCACCGGAGGCCACGTTGACGCGCACGGCGCGCATCAGGGTCGTGGTGAAGGCCGTCTGGCTGGTTGAGGCGCTGGTCAGCGCCGCAACCGGGTGGGCCACGGCGAGCTGCGTGATCGTCGTGTTGAAGGGGTCTTCATTCGTGTACTGCACCGAGTAGGTGGCCGATCCGCCGGCGAGGATGTTGGCTGAGATCGTCGTCACCTGATTGGGGGTGTAGATGTCCAGAGGCCACCACGGGCCCGTGCCCGTGCCGACGGCCGCGCCGCCCGCGGTAACGGTTTCTTCCGTGTAGTCGTCGCCAGTCACGACTTCGATCGCGGTGACGGTGGCAAAAATCTGCGTGGTCGTGACGGTGGCGTTGTTCGGCCCCGTGATCGTCTCGCTGATACTACTTGAACCCGCGCTGTCGACCGTGGGGGCCGTGCCCCTGACCGTAAACTCAATGGCGCTCATGTCCGTGGCGCTCGCCAGCGTGACGTACGTTGGGTAGATGAAGGTCGCCACGCCGTCGGTGACTAGGACGCCGTCCAGCGTCAGGTCGACGCCGTCGACTGGGGTCTGCGCCTCGGCGACGCCGTTAGCATCAGCCGCCGCGATGTTAATGGTCTTCTGAATAGGGCGCATCGGCCGATCCTCTTATAACCTGTCGGCCGCTGCGGATTAGCGCAGCGGCCTACAAGTCGTTCCGTTACTGCTCAACAGCCTGCTCGGCAGGCTCATCAGGAAGATCCAAACGCGCGATCAATGCCTTGAGGACATCAGCCGCCGCCTGCGCCGCAACAGCCACTTCGTGTGCGTGGTTGCGCTGCGCCTCCATCTTCTGGAGCTCTTCCTGCAGAAACTTCCTGTCAATCTGCATGGTTAGGCCGTCGTCGAGACCAGAATGAAGTAGGTCGTGCCGTCGGAGCCCAGCACCGGCATGGTGTGAGTGACCGCAGGCGAACCCAGTTTAGCGCGCAGGACACCGGCGACGTTGGGGGCCGGGACGCGCATCAGGTTGGCGAGGATCTTGCTGCCCGAATTGGTCACGCTGATAAACGCGGCCGAGGCGGGGACCGTGCAGTTAGAGGCCAGATCACTGTCGATCTGGATGGCCGACAGAGTGCCGCCCGGGTTGGCCAGAGCGCCCATGCCCAGAGTAGCGCGCAGGGCGTTGGCGGAGCCAGAGATGGTGCCCGGAGCATTGATCGACAGCGAGATGTGCGCGCCGTTGATCGTGCCACCAGTCGCGGCGGCCGCGCCGGTCACAACCGAGAACGCGCGCAGCGTCTCGCCGGAGCCGGTCGAGGTGAAGGTCAGTTTCTGATAGCTCAGGCGGGTGTCGCCGGTGGCGGCCGAGGTGGTCGCGTATGAGCTGTTGATGTTGCCGGCCGTGGTGACGGCGATGGGGGCAGTTGACGTGCCGCCGATGAAGCCGTTCAGCGAAGTGACTGGACCGGTAAATGTCGTCGAAGCCATAATTCATAATCCTTTATGCACAAGTCGCTCACTAGTCTGTGCATCGTCCGCCGGGGCGGTCTAGCGAGCTGGGTTTTCCCCGGGTGAGAAACAAGCCCCCATCCGATTTCGGCTTGTAGCCTACTGCCGGATGGGGGTTTGTCGAAGTGCGCTAATAAGTTAGCTTTTTCAGCTAGTTATTAGATACCGGGAGTGCCGAATACGCCACGCGGGTCTGTCCAACCAAAATTATACCGTTCGGTTGCTTTGTAGCGCATGGAGTCGGTTTCGAAGTCGCCTTCCATGGACTTTTCGAGTCCACGGCGCATGGCCAGCTTCAGACCTTCCGGCGCATCAGTCTGGATCCACCACGCGGTGGTCGAGGTGATACGCGACAGGTTCGCCTGACCATCGGCAAGCAGCCCCATCGACTTGACGGGGTTGATGTCGTTGTCAGCCGTACCGGCCCGCAGAGCGGACTTCAGCAGCACTTCGGCTTGGAAGACGTTGCTGGGGCCAGCGACGATCTTCTTCGGCGTCAGGCGGATGCGCTTGCCGTTATTGTCCACCGCATTGCGGATCTGGATCAGGAGCTGTTCCAGAGACGTCTGCGACAGGTTGGCGGCAGTGCTCAGCTTGTTGCTGAAGGTACCATTGGCGATCGGGTGGTTCGTCGCCACCAGTTCCACGCCATCGCCACCGGCATAAGCCGAGTTGAAGGCACGGTTCAGGATGTTGGCGCCAAGGGTTTCCTTGGTCTCGATCAGGGACTGCGCCAAGTGACGGGCGTAGGTCTGGCCGATACGGATGTGGTCGCCATCTTCCACCAGCACTTTGGTCAGGGCGAAGGCGAGGCCATACACCCGGTACACATAACGCTGGATAAAGAGGACGCCACCCGACTGGTAGGTGACAGGCATGCCGTCCGGGAGTTCCGGCGCGGCGCCGAAACCATACAGGACGGGTTCTTCGTGGTAGTTACGCGGGATGCCGTTAAACGTCTTGAAGACGCCGGCGTATTCATCTGCACGCTGCGTGTAGATGCCGTCGAACTCTTCGTTCAGGATCGGTTCTACGATTGAACGAAAGTCGGTACTGCGCATTGGGGTAGCCATGGTTCAGGGCTCCTCTCTTAGTAAGCGGCCGCGTCAGCGACATTCTGATGTTCGCTGATCTGGACCTGAACGATGACGTAGTCGTCACCCCAAGCGTTGTTCGGGCCCGGCGTGATGCCGATGACGCGAAGCGACGCATTCGAAGCAGAGGTAGCAGTGTCGAGCATCTGCGAGGAGAGGCCCGTCGTGGTGTTACCGCTGATGGACGTGAGATTGTACTGCTTGCCGATGCTGGCGACGGTCAGCGTGGCGCTCGTCTGGATCTCGTAGATGATGGTCGAGTCCAGCGTCGAGTAGGCAACCACTTCGGTCGCATACTGCGAGGCAGTCCACTTGTTGGACACGCGGCGACGACCGTCGCTGTCGGTCCACTCAACGCCCTGAAAGGTGCCAATGAACGCGGCGCCGACGGCGGACGCGACAAGGGTGCCTTCCACTTCGCCAGCGCCCGTCGAGGGCGCGATGCGAACCGGCTGGTTCTGAAAGATGTTGGCCGCGTAGCCGTTCTCAATCGTGAAAGCGGTGGGACGGACCACACCACTCGGCGAGTAAGACGGACGGAGGCCAAACGGCTGGGATACTGAAGACATGAGCCATTTCCTCTAAAGTTGGGTTTAAGATACCCCGGCCTTAGCTAAACGCTACGGGACGGGGCGCGGGTTCATACATGTCCGTCATACCGTCGCCCTCGATCAACTGTCCTCCGGCACGAGCCGCCTGTTCCCGCATAATCTGTGCGGTTTCAGCCAGCTTGTTTTCCTCACGCAACGGCGCATCGTGGTGAGCTTCCTGCATGAACTTTTGGTACAAGCTCATGGGCAGCTTAAACGCGAGCATCTCGTTGACGCCCACAAAACCGGCCCATTCGCCGGTCTTGACGGACGCGTATTCCAGTCCGGGGATCTCTTCAGGCTTGATCGGCTCGTATCCGAGGCGAATGCGGCGATGAATACTGTCACGCGGATTGGTAGTCGTGAGCCAGATTGAGTGATACCCGGGCAATTCGGGTAAGTCCGGCAATGCATCATTAAACAGTTGCTGACGGAACATCTCCAGCCTGTCGTCATCGGTAGTCGTGCGGTCCTCGGTAACTTTACGTTCCTCGGCTTCACGGGTACGGCGACTGGCACCGATTTCCTTCTTAAGGCGATCATCTACGTTCATCTGGTTCGCTCCTTTAGCGTGCCGAGTTTTTGTCGTAGGCCTGATACGCCTTGAGATAGCGCGTCCGGGCTGTGGGATCTTCCCACACTCCGGCATCAATCATAGCCTGTTTACGTTCTGGTGTCACGTACACCTCTTTGCGCGTCGACGGAGGCGCATGCTCGCGACTGTTGCCCGTCGGCGGCGCCTTGCGGCGTGCCGTTGCCGCCGGCGCAGCCGTAGCCTCGTCATCCTGAGCTCCGCCCAAGCGAGTGGACACGCGACGTGTCAGCTCGTGCCAGTAGTCCGGCTGCTTGGGGTCGTAGCCCTGCGCCACCAGACCGTCGTCGATTGCCTTCGTGACGCGGCTGTCCTCGTCACGGCCACTGGGGTCGTACCAAGGATTGGCTGTCAGCCACTCCTGCGCCAGAGACCGCACGCGCTGGTCCACGACAGGCACCGCCTGCTGTTTGCGGATCTGCTCAACCTGCTGTTTTGCTTGGTAAAGCTGGTGGGCTCGGCCATTGGCCTCATCGCGAAGACGCAGCGCCGTGGCCACGTCATCGCCATTTCCCGCCTCCACCGCCCGAGCCATGATCTGCTCAGCCTGCTTGGCCTCGCGCATGGCGTCGTGCATGCGCTGGTCTAGGCTCTGCTCGTTCGTGCTGAGGGCGTGCCCCTCAACGGCGGCGAGACGCCTAGCCATGTCCGTGTTCTGGTCGCGCAGAAGACGCAGCTCGCGATCGGCATTGTCCTTGGCCCGCTTGCGTACTTCGCGCCGCTTCAGGCGCCGCTTGCGGTTGGGGGATATGTCGTCCTCGCTGTCGTCCTGACTTTCAGCGAGGCGCGCGTCGCCCTCCTCGTGATCGTCAGCATCATCCTCGTCGTCCTCGGCGTCAGCTTCTGCCTTCGGATCTGTTTTGCCCTCGTCCTTGGGGGGCGTCTCTACGGGGATCAGTTCGTCGTCGTCAGTCTCAGTCAGTTTGTTATCGCTCATTTTGACCGGCTCTCCTTTGCAGCCTTATAGGAAGGCCTTGATGGCCAGCGGATCGCCGGTCACCTTGCCTACTAGGTCGAGATCGTTGAAAATCACCAGCACGGCCTCTTCGTCGTCTGATGTCTTGACCGTCCATCGGTCGCCGCCGTAGCGGGGCACGCGCACGAAGTCTCCGGGCACGCACCACGAACCCTCTGGCCAGCTCTCCATGGTGTTACGGTTCTTGAAGGCCAAGCTGCCCACGCTAACGACTCTGGCGACTTGGGTATTGGCGTGCTCAATCTCGCGGCTCTCGGCCACTAGAATGATGCCGCCCGAGGTGGTCTTCTTGGCCGTCCTGATCTGAACTAGAACGCGGCTACCAAACGGTGCCACGCCCGGGTCACAGGCCGGAAAGGCCTCGTCGACGTCAGTTGTCTTATTGGCTTGCATTGGTGCTCCCTCTTGCAAGTAATGGTTAAAGGTCAAAGTCCTTCCGTTCCCGTTCCGCCACAAGGCCCACGATGAGGTCCTTGGCGTGCTCAAGTCCGGCGTACATCCCGACAGCGCGTCCATAGTCGAACGCGTCACGTCCGGTAGGCTGCTTCAGGGCATCTCTCGCAAGCGATGCCTGCGCGTCCTCGATAACCCGAAGCAGTGTGGCAATGTTCAAGCGGGCGTCTTCTTGGTCGACGCCTTGCTCATCGGCTCAGTCGGCAGGCCCATGGCCATGCGCTTGTGCTGGTTGATGATGTCGCTCGGCTTGACGCCGACGCCCTTGGGGTTGTTGTCGTTCTTGGGGTTGCTGTCGTTCTTGGCCATATTCATTCTCCTTACGGGTTGATGCCTGTGCCAGTGCTGAGTGCCGTCTTCTGGCCGCTCACGGCCTCGAGGTTGGCGATCTGCATGGCAGTCTGGTTGTCTTCGGTATTCATCTGCTGGCGAGATGCCAGCTCGGCCTGCGTGCGCCGATCCTCGGCCGCCTGACGCGCGGCGCTTTCCTGCGCCTTCTGCTGCAGGCCCGCACCCTTGAGCTGCAGATCCTGCTGGTCGAGCTGGGCCTGAGCCTGATCGGCCTGCGCTTGAGCCTGCGCCTTCTGCCCGTCGAGCTGGGCCTTCTGACCGGCAATCTGCTGGCGTGCTTGGATGTCGGCCATGGCCGCCTGCGTCGCCGGATCGGGCTGCGGCTGCGGAGCGAACTGCTGCATGAGCTGCTGCGCCTTCTGGATGGCGGGGGGCAGGGACTGGAAGACGCCGACAGCGCGGTCGGAGACGAGCTGCGACGCCTCGGCCAGCATGCGGTCGAAGGCGCGCTTGTCCTCCGGCGTCTTGTTCTCCTGCATCATGTCGCCGATGTCCTCGCCCGTCGTCTCCGTGCTCACGTCGAACACCGACATGGCGTACCACCACGCGATGTGCTCCTTGATGTGGCCCAGCATGGCCGGGATGTAGGCCGGGGCGATCAGGGGGTTCATGCCCAGCGCCGGGTTCATCATGTAACTCAGGTGCGCCTTGAGGTGGGCGATGTGGTCCTGCTCTGGGAAGGCCACGATCGGCTTGCCCAGTGTCGCCTTGACGTTCTCGTTGACGGCGTTCTGTGCATGCGGCTCGACGGAGGGCGCGAGAAGATCCTTGGAGTTCGGAACCTTCATCGTCTCGAGGATGCGCTCCTCAACCTTGCGCGCATTGTAGAGCTGCGGCATGGCCGCCGCGCGCTGCGCAATCGCCTGTATCTGCGCATACCGCTGCGCCTCGGAGAAGATGTTCGGATCCGACACCGGCACCACGTCGAGCGGGCCCTCGAAGTCGGCGCGCGTGGCCAGCTCCTCGCCAATCTCGGCCTCCACGTCCTCGTCGTCGAGGTACATGCCGTTCAGGCGGTGCAGGATGCGCAGCATGCGCCCCATGGCGTCGTGCAGGCGGCCGTGGATGGCGGAGAAGACCACCATGCCCTGCTCAACGCGCGCCAGCGTCGTCCCGACGGGCGTGTTGACGGTGTCGGTCGCCATGTCGTCCAGCGTCGTGCGGACGACGCCCTTGCCCGCGTCAACCAGCACGCCCAGTAGGGACAGCAGCACCTGACTGGGCGGATTGTACGGCAGGGGCATGGCCAGCTTGCGGACGTCGTCCACGTTCAGGCCGCCCTCGATCTCAAGCACCTGCGTCGGCTGGATCTCAAGCGTCTGGCCGCCGCGCGTGCCGCCCTTGAGCTTGAGCATGGTCTGCGAATTGGAGATGTGCGCGCTGTCGAGCAGGGCGCGCAGGGCGCCAGTCGCGGCGGCGCTGAGGCCGCCGATCATGTGCGGCAGGCCGATCGGGTAGGCGCCGCGCCACGGCACGAACGGGAACTCGACGAACCACTGCAGCTCCTCCTTCGTCTCGTCCAGCTCGTCCCAGTTGCGGTAGATGCTGAGCACCTTGCGGGAGAGCTTGTCGACAGTGAGGATGTAGGGCGCGGGCTCGACGTCCACGTCCTCGTCGGCGTCCTGCCCCTCGAGGCTGGCGATGGCGTAGATCTCGTAGACCGTCCGCAGGCCGTCCTCGTTGTAGCTCGTCTCGCTGCGCCCCTCGATCTTGTCGTTGGCCTTGGAGGCCTCACTGAAGTCCGGGTCGGCGCTGGCGGGCACCACGTCCACGTCGCGGTACATGCCGCTGCGCACGCGCTGCTTGTAGTCGAGCTGCGTCAGGTACTGCACATGCGTGCGGCGCTGGGCGCTGTAGAAGTTCGTCGCCGCGAATGGCAGGTACATGTCGTCGATCGCCGTGAACAGGAAGCCGGGCCGGTTGCGGTGCTCGTCCCAGCTCATCTTCAAGTACTGGGCCCCGCCCAGCGGCACCTGCGTCAGGAGCTGCTCGATCTCGGCGCGGAACTCGGGCGCCTGCACGGTGAGCTGCCAGTTCATGAACGCAGTCTTGCGGTGGGCCTTCTTGACGCGGGCCATCGTCAGCTCGCCGGGGATGAAGTCCTTGGCGGGTCCGCCGGCGGGCATGAGCTCCTTCATGGCGCGAGCCGCGAAGTCTATGCAGGCCTCCGTCATCATGGGGTGCACCACTTTGGATGCGCCTTGGAACTGAGCTCCGCCGGGTGCGTCGTTGCCTAGCCCAGTGCGGCGCAGGCCCTCCTCGTACTGCTCGTCGCGCTTCTTGCGCGCCTCGCGGTCGCGGTCCACCAGCTCGAGGAACTGAGACGCCAGCTTGTCGAGGTCCGACTCGGCCATCTCCTCGGCGAGGTTCTTGTAGAAGTCGGGCGACTTGGCCTGCTCGCTCTCCTCCTCGTCCAGCGTGACGATCGCGCCGCCGTCGTCCGTGTCCTCGACGCCGTCGTCCTCCTCGGCGGGTGCCGGGACGGTCTCGCCCTGCATCGGCTCGTCGAGCTCGTCGTCGGGCATCTCGTCGTCGGGCATATCGTCGTCAGCCATGTATGCCTCAAGCCGCGTAGGGGTTCACGACCGTGCGCGGCGGCGTCGGTTCGCGGATCTCAGTCTTCGCTTTTACAGCAGACAGCATGTTCTTGTCCATCATCAGGCGGATCGCCTGCGTGGCGCTGTCGACGTAGTCGTCGTGCTTCAGGCTGCCGCGCCCGGTGAAGCTGCAGAGCTGGTGCAGCAAGTCGTCGGTCCACGTGCGCGCCCGGCCGGGGAACTTGTCGCTCTCCGGCAGCCACACTTGGCGCCGGGCGAAGATCGGCGAGACGATGTGCAGGCGCGTCAGCTTGTCGGCGCGCCCGGGGTTGTAGGCGAAGGACGCAATGCCCTCGCGGTCGAGCACCTGACGCAGGCTGATGCCGCTGCCCTTGTCCTCAATCACGACGATGTCGGGCTTGCGGCCGCTGGTGCGGGGCTTGGAGCTGCCGAGCAGGGGCTTGATCAGGGCCGTATCCTGATCGTCGCCGTATGCCGTGTTGAGCTCGCGCTTCACCCGCTTGACCAGCTCCGGCAGGCCGAGCTGCTCCTGCCAGCAGTCCAGCAGCAGGACGTGCGACCGCTCGTCCACCGAGCCGTCGGGCATCTTGACCTTGTGGCGGAAGCCGCCCCAGACCGTGCAGGCGCTATAGTCCGGGTCGTGGCTCTTGCGGTCAATGGTCGCCTCGGTGAACGCCGTGTCCAGCGACATGACGATCCAGTCGAACACCGGCAGAGGCTTGGCCGCCGGCCAGAGGCGCAGCCACGATCGCTTGATGACGCCCTGCTCCTCCGGGTCGATCAGCTCGCCCTCCAGCTCTTGGCGGCCGATCACGGTGCCCTCGAACTGGGCGAGCTGGTCGAAGAAGCTCTGGGGCAGGTTGGCCTTGTTGTCGTAGGTGCTGCCCCGCACAAGGATGCGGCTGGGCTTGGGCTCGGCCAAGCGCCGGACCAGCTCGATCGGCTTGGGCGTGGTGGTCCACAGGATCCGTGGCCGGTCGCCGAGGCGCAGGCCCATCAGGGCCATGTCCCAAGTCTCCTGCGGGTATTGCCACGCCGCCAGCTCGTCGCACCAGATGTCGGCGTGCTGCGGGCCGCGCAGGCGCTCGGGCTTCTCGGCCGTGAAGCCGCGGATCATGGCCACCTTGCCGGAGAGCGTGCGCACCTGCACGATCAGGTCGGTGCTGTTGTAGTTGACCACCAGCTCGGGCGGGATGACGTTGAGCAGCCCGGCCGGGCCTTGGAAACACGTGAACTTCACGTCGCCGTAGGTGGGCGCGATCACCGCGCGATCGAGGCCGTCCGGGTCTTCGATCGCCTGCGCCGCGATCCACTCGGCGCCGACGCGCGTCTTGCCGTAGCCGCGCCCGGCCATGTAGCCGCACTCGGTCCAGTCGCCCGGCGGGGGGATCTGATCCGGGCGCGCCGTGTCGAGCCACCGCTCCTGCCAGATGTAGTAGCGCAGGACGTCGGGCGGCAGCGTGCCGAGCTGCGCCTCGGTCAGATCCTCGAGCCTCAAGGCTTGGCCTTGGGCTTGGGCGAAACCTCGCCGGTAATCCTCGCCGGGCCCTCGCCGGGCTTATTGGCGGCGAGCTTTCCCTCGATCTGCATCTGCTTCTTGCGGCTGCGCAGCAGGCCCAGCAGTTCGACGGCCAGCTCGGAGCCCTTGTCCTCGACCACGATGGGGTTGTCGGCGTCGCCGCTCAGGGCGACCTTGTCGCCGTACCGCTTGGGATCCCAGCACTTGAGCAGCTTGAGATCCGTCTCGATGATCAAGCGGTCACGCTGGACGTCTTTCGTGCTTTCGCCAAGGCCGCGCGCGGTCGCCCGGGCGGTGATGGCAATGTGGTCATAGCCGGCGGCTCGCGCGCGCGCATACGCGAGACCTAGTTCGGCGTCTGCGCGGCACCAATCATAGAACGCCGTGTAATGCGGCATTCCGGGTTCGCGCAGGATCGGCGCGAGCGGCTCGCCCAGAGCAACGCGCGCCAGCACGCCGTCAATCACCTCCGGGTCTGGCGACACCGGCGACTTGCGCTTCACTAGGCTGGGCGTGTCTGTGTTGTCTGCTGGCATATGCTGTCCCGCATCGCTCTGTGTGCCGATGAGATAGCACCGAGCGATCGCCGCTACAAGCTCAAGGCACCTTGCAATAAACTGCAAGCACCCCCGCAGCAGCAGCACTCCAGCACTCCAGCAGCAGCACTCCAGCACTCCAGCAGTTCCAGCACTGCTGCAATCTGCTGGTCCGGGGAAACAATTTACGAGCCCAGCAATCCAGCCCAGCGTTCCAGCACAGCAGCAATCCAGCTCGTTCCAGCAGTCCAGCAGCAGGGTCCCCCCTAAAGGGGGGTACCCCAAGATGCTGCAGGACGTGCTGGACCCATCGCCTGCTGCAGCACTCCAGCAACTACAGCATCTGCTGGAACTGCTGGAATGCTGGCTACCATTCGGTTGCACCTCCACACCACCCCATGCAAAAAACTGCAAACTGTTAAATTGGACAAACTGGTCGTCCACATTTCCTGTTTACCTCACCGCCGTCGTGCTATCACGCCTGCCTGCGGCGTCGTGGTGAGACACGATGCGCTGAGACCGCGCCCACGATGGGCATCGCAGCCGCTCGATGGGCGACCTCTCAGCGCGACCGGCGCTAACCCGCCGGAAGTGGGCTCGGACCCCACCCGCAGACTGCATCATGCGCGCATCGTCGTCCCGATCCGGCTAATTCGTCGAATTAACTGCGGCGATCGGGCGGGGCCCTTGACGCTGATTTGTCAGATTTCGGCGGTCGAGCCCTAATTGGCGGCTAATCAGCGGGTAATCAGCGGCCAATCTTGCCCCTCAAAAACCCTGTGTTTTCAGCAACTTGCAAATTAGCCGTAATAATTTGCATACAGCTATTGCAACCATTCGGCTGCAATGAAATGGTGTCTTTGTCGAAACACCCAACGGAGTGCCTCACATGACCAAGATCATCGCCACCTTCTCCAACGGCTTCACCGACAAGTACAACGGCAAGCGCGACGTAAAGGCCGCTTGGCTGATCACCAAGATCGAGGACGGTTCGGTCTATGCCAGCGGCCACAGCAACGACGCTCTGGCCGCCGCCAAGACGGCCGCCAGCAGCCTGCGCCGCGTCCACAGGACATTTCGCGGCACGATGAGCCTCGGCTGCCTCGCCTCCGTCATGGCGCTTTACGTCCGCCCCACAGGCTGCAAGTCGCTCCGCGAATATAACGACTTCGCCAGCAAGGCCAACGCGGCCGAGGCTGCCAAGTACAAGATCGAGATCATCAACCTCTAACCCACCCCGGCGGGGGCTTCGGCCCCCAGCCACCCACGGAGACTAGACCATGCCTGTGCTGTATGAATGGGACATCGAGGACTACCACGTCGACGGCGACGACGTGATCTGTCTGGATCACGACCACCGGGATAAGCTGGCCGACTTCAGCGGCGCCGAGATCCGCGCCGCGCTGGCGGACCCGGCGGCCGAGGGCACCCGCCTCGTTCTGGTCCGCGATGACTACGACGACCTCGACGGTCTACAAGACCGCCAGTGGGCCTACGTCGACTACGGCAGGCTGCCGACGCACTTCGACGGCGGGAAGGCGGTTCCCAAGCGTTTCCTGACCGAGTTTGCCCGCCGCGTGGCCGCCATATCCTGAATGATTTGAACGACTTGTAAGATACTTGCAGAAAAGTGCATACACCCCCTTGCAACCATTTGGCTGCGATGATCTAAGTTCTGTGTCGAAACACCAAACGGAGCGCCTGACATGACCACCAAGATCCGCATCAGCCCCCGCATCGCCGTCATCGCCGCCGCCCTGAGCAGCCAGTTGCTCCAGACACAGGTCTGGGACAACGAGCCCGCCAAGGCCGACGCCGCCCGCAAGCTCGCCAGCATCGGCCAGATCAAGGCGCTGCGGAACGAGATCATCAGCACCAAGCGCACCCACGCCCACGGCGTCACCTACGCCCTGACCGACACCCGCGATCAGGTGACCTTCCGCGAGCAGCACGCCCTGCATCTGGAGCTGCGGGCCGCCTACTGCGTGCAGGCCTGCACCAAGAGCGAGGCCGTCCTCGCCAAGGCCCGCCGCACGATCGCCCGCCTGCACGCCGAGCAGGAGGCCCTGAACGCCGCCAACGTCGCCGCCGCCTAACCC